GGACGGCGGCGGCCGCGCCACCGGGCAGGCCGTGGTGGATGCCGAGGTGAACAACCTGTTCCCCGACATCTCTCGCCTGGACCGCACCATCGGCCGCATCAACCTGCGGAAAGCGTTCGCGGGGGTGATGTCGTCCAACAACGACAGCTACCTGGGCGCCCATTCCATCCTCACCCAGGCGCCGGCCGACCCGCGCGTGTCGGTGCTGCTGTTCGGCGGCACCCAGACCGACGAGCGCGCCGACGCCCGCAACGCCATCGAGTCCTACGTTGTGCCGGCGGTGATCGCGGCGTTCGACCTGCTGGGCAACCAGCTGCAGGGCCAGCGCGCTATCGCTTGCATTCAGCGTGAAGAGCAGCGCCTGCCGGAGATCGGCCAGGTCTACCAGCTGGTCAACGGTTCGCTGTCGCAGTACGTGCGGATCACCAGCGTGGACGCCCGGCTGGAGTCGTTCACCTACGACTACGGGAACGGCAACTTCGTCAACTTCACCCGGCGCCGCCTCGACCTGTCGATCAGCTCGCCGCTGCTGACCACCTTCCCCGGCGGCCAGCCGACGCCGGCCGGCACGGCGATGCCGTCGGGCTCCAGCGGCACCAAGAGCCAGATCCTCACCACCCAGGTGGCGGATGCCGCGCACTACTACGGTATCAGCCCGCTGGCGCAGGCCGTGGCCGAGGGCGCACTGAGCGTCCGGGTGAAGTCGGTCTATGCCCAGTTGGTCCCGTCGAGTACCCGCGAGAACGCGCTGATCGACCAGCTGGGCGGCTACCAGCGCCGCATCGTGCTGGCCACCGGGCCGGCGCGCAGCATTGCGCTGACCTTCGCGCTGGTCAGCGGCGGCCAGTCGCGGACCTTCCTCGGCACCGGCTGCGCCCCGGGCACGCTGTCGCTGGTCGTCAACGGCGGCACCTTCGCCGACGACAGCAAGGGCGGCATCCGCTTCGTCTCGGGCAGCAACTGGATCACCAGCGGGACCATCGACTACGAGACCGGCGAGATCAACCTGGTGCGCACCGGGGCCGGCTACACCGGCGCGGCTACCGCCAGCCACCAGCCTGGCGCCGCGGCGACTGGCGAGACCGTCACCGGCGAGATCCCCATCGATCTCTCCAACCGCGGCTACGTGTACACGCTGAGTCTGTCCGACGCCCCGCCGATGCCGGGCACGCTCGAAATCTCCTACATGGCCCTGGGCAAGTGGCAGGCGCTGAGGGACCAGGGCAACGGCGAGCTGGCCGGGGAGGGCACCGGGACCATCCAGTTCGGCACGGGCTCGGTGTCGCTGACGCTGAACGCCCTGCCGGATGTCGGCAGCTCGGTGATCTGGGCTTACGTCGGCCAGAACAGCGCCGCGTTCACTCAGCGCACCGGCGTGAGTGTGCAGGCCCGGGCGAAGGTCAACCGGACGCTGCCCCACCAAGGCCTGCTGCCGGGCAGCTACAGCGCGAGCTTCAAGGTCGGCGGGGTGACCAAGACCATCAGCGACGCCGGCAACGGCACGCTGTCCGGCTCCGGCGGCAGCGGCGTCATCAACTACGCCGCCGGCACCGTGAGCATGGAACTGGCCGCCACCCCGGATGCCGGGACGGCGATCACGCACACGTACCAGCAGGGCGCTTTCACCGACACCCCGCTGGCAGTGACCTCGGACGGCACCGGCATGGCCACCTTCACCATCCCGGGCGCGCCGCTGAAGCCGGGCTCGGTGCAGATCAGCTGGATCACGAAACAGAGGCAAGCCGTTCCGGCCATCGACCACGGTGTGCTGGAGAGCGGCAATAGCCTGCCGGTGTACGAATCGGAGGTGCTGGTCAACAACGCCGTCAGCGACAACACGGCCGGCGGCTGGGGTGGCGGACGGGCCGGGAGCATCAACTACTCGACCGGCGCCTGCAGCCTGCAGGTGGCGCGGACCTACACCTACAAGGAGTTCACCTACGCCACCGAGAAGCACGGCTTCAACCCGGACACCATCGAGCTGGTCAGCACCGACCGCAGCGAGATGGAGAGCTTCGGC